CTTGTAATTTTGAGTTGTAGAAATTTAATTGAATTAGATAATGTTAAAGTTTGTAGTAAATGTGGTGAATCAAAACTATTAGTAGAATTCCAAAAATTCTCTAATAGAAAGGCAGGTGTTAGACCTGAATGTAAGGATTGTAATAGTAAACAAAAAAAACTTTATAGAGAAAGTAAAAAAAGTTTGGTAGTATCAAAAGAATTAGTATCTTTGTAAACACACTTAAAGAAATAAAAATAATGAAAAACTTTAGCACAACCACAACACCTATGTTTCAAGACATCACACACAAAGATGGGTCAAAATCTTATCAAACCGTCACAGGAGTATACATTACTATCCAACGAGAAGAAGTAGTAAAGTTTGTTGAGGACACACTATCAGGAAACTTTGTTGGGTGGGGATACATGCCACGAATAGAAAAGGCTTTGACTGATGGTTTTATCACACAAGAAGAATATAACCAAATTGTTCGTATTCTTGACTAAAAACACTTAAATAAATAGAAATAATGAAAAGAATTGTTATCAAAAAATATCCAGCAACAATGGTTTTTGATGTTAGAAAAGAATTACCAGAGTTTACTGATGGTTGTAAAGTAAGACAAAAAATCTTATTATACCAATTAAAGAAACAAATGATAGATAGTCCATCTCACGATTACAAGGACTATGTTATTGAAATGGTTGAACCATATTATAATGAAGCAGAAGAATGGATAATTGGTTCATAATATATTTGATTGTATAAAAAGAAATGATTATATTTAAGAAAAAAGAAATTATGGCACAATCAAAAGAAAGACAAATCGCAGCACAATCAAGTTTGAAATTAATCAACGAGTGGTCACACACTTGTGGTAAATGTTTAACCCTTAAAGAACTAGTAGCAATTACAAATGTAATTGTTGATTATGTTGAAATGGGATATTCATCAGAAATTGGTAAAAGATTAGATACTATTGAAGAACATCTTAACAACAAGGGTTTAGAGTCAGTTAAGTTTGTTCCTCCAACAAAATAAGTGTGGTGTTTCGTAGAAATCGGGTGTAGTATTTATTACTATACCCTTTTTTTATGAAAAAATGTAGAGTTTGTAATATTGAAAAACACATTGATGAATTCCATAGGAAGCAAGGTCATAGAGATGGATACTCAACTCAATGTAAGCAGTGTGTAAGCATTTATATGAAGAACTTTAAAAATGGAATCAAAGTTGGAAAGCCAGATAGATTTAAGATTGCTCGTGATGTTAGAGACCGAAGATGTATTGATGAAGTCCAATTTTCATTAGATGTAATAAAATTACTCGGATACGAACTTGAAAGTGAGTTTAGTGTTCACGAGCAGTTCCTTATGAGGCACAATCTTATTTAAGAGTTTGTGGTGTGACCATACCAAGTTGGAAAAGGACTACCCGCACATAAAGGTCCGAGTGCGTTATTACAATTACCATTAGTTGTTCTCCATCTTGAAGACCAAGCAAATGCTGATGTTGGAACTGTAATTGGTGATTGGAATGGTGTAGCAGGGATTGGAGGTAATTGTCCCGAGTTCAAGTTACCTGATGTATATTCAGGATACAATCCACTTCTAAATATTAAATGTCTTCTTAATAAATTGTCGTTGAACTCTGCTTGTTGTTTGGAATTTGATTTAAGATATTGAAATGTTCTATGGTCAATCTTTTCACCTTGCTCACTTCTGTTTGATACAAGACCAACAGAAATCCATTTAACATAGAAATTATCCATACCAAGATAATATGAATAGGTAACCAACATCGGTTGAATATAGGTATCCAATAAGTTCTTATAGATAGAATAACCTGGTTGTAAGATATCACCAGTATCAACCAAACGCAACATTTCTTCATACAAATTTGTTCCCAAACTTTCTTGTAGAAATATTGCTTGAGCCTGTAATATACAAAATCTTAACTCATCTGACTGAACAGATTCATTTATCGCAGTATAAGTTTTTAATGTGTTCTCCGAAATTAATAATACCTTATTCATTATAATATTTGGTTTTGTTCTATCACTAAACTTATTTCTTGGTCAGGATAGATAAGTTGAATAACTGGTTTCAATTCTCTATTGATAAAGTTTTGTAATGGTTTAATTGATGTATTCATAAATAACTTATATGTTGTTTCCAATTGTTCTGCTGATGATGTAAAACCACCAGGATTTGGTAATCCAATTAACGAACCATCAATAATTTTATGACCCGACATAATTTGTTTTTGAACCAATTCAAAGATTGATGAAAAATATCCATCTTGAACATTTGATTGTATTTGAGTAATGTCTGGTTTTTGTTCTGACTCACCATAAGATACAATTACACGACCAGCATTTTCTGCTCCCATATATCTATTTTCAATTCCTTGAAGAATTTGATTCTGTTCATTCTGTGAATCTGGTGCCGGAACATTAAAATGAACCCACAATGACGGTGATAATCCATTAGAAATAAACGAAAGATTATACACAGTAATTTCGTGGTTCAATCTTACATCGTTGATTACAGAAATCCAATCCGGAACGCCATAATAATCATACCCGCTTTGGAAATTCTTAATATGGATAATTTGTCTGTCTGTAAAGTTTAATGGATTGAATTCACTAAACTCAACCATACCTGCTTTTCTCCAATTTAACCAGTCACGGCAATAAAGATATTTGGTAACATCACCACCCATTTCTACGGGTTTGTGTAACCTCATATATCTTGATGGGATTAAATACATACCTGCTAATCCTTGGCTTCTATCCTGTTTCCATACTACTTCCAAAAACACATTTCCAGTCGTTATAAACTCATAGAATATTTTCTTGGATATATCGTTAAGATTTTCTTTTAAGTTAATCTTATAGTCCGTAATGTATCCCATACCAACAGCATTATCTACCTTGCTTCTAACACAAGCGTTTTGTATTGGTGAGGCATCGTTTAATAGATATAATTCATTAACGAATTGGTTATCCATACCCCAACTAATAAATGGCACATTCTTACTTATCACCTCACTAAAAGATGATAATGTTGCTTTGTTGAATTTTAAGTTTTCTATTTTAATCATTATCCGTTGTATACTTTAAATATATTTGTGTTTCCGCTATATGAAACTATTTCATTTTGTGGTGAGCCAGAGTAATTTACTGTTGCTGTTCCTTCATATACCACATCATAAGACAACATAGGGTTTAGGTTTATAGTAGAACATTGCTCATATATTTTAACAAAATATTGACCAGGAATCAAGTGTATATTTACGGTGTTAGCAGATGTTGATGCTGTAAATACTTCAGGTGAGGTATCTATAACATTCATTGTAAATAAATCATATGAAGGAGCATAATTAACTGAAGGGATAATTCTAAATGGAATAAACTTCCAATTCTCCTTTGTTAATTTATGCGTCATTGACCACAAGTAAGTAACATTACCGGTTAGGGTTTTGTTTCTTGAACAAGTGGCAACCACCTCATTAAATGTTCCTGACTCTATTTGAACCATATTATTTTATTTATATTTGTTAGTAAAAGTTTCTTCCTAATGATGTATGGAATGTGTTTATAATAGTATCAAAAGTTGTAACTTGAGCTGGTGTTAAATACTTTGTTATGAAGAAACTTTGTATCCTTCCTGTAAAAGGATTATATGGAGCGTTATTTAGATTAAGTGTAAATAAATAGTATTTTAAGTTTACTAATGCTACTGTTCCAATAGCACTTACAGCGGTAGAACTAACACCATTTCTTGCTAAATTCTTTAAGTTTGATGAATTAAATGTTCCTATCCAAGAACCTTCAGCACTAGCGGTAGCAATCATACTAACATAACTATTACTATATCCGTATACGGTCATATTATTACCTCCAACAAAATAGTGATTATTAAGACGAACACCACCAGCGGTGCTTGCTGCTCCAAATGAATATGTTTCACCACCCATATTACCTGCGGTATGATATATTCCCCACGATGTATTTGTTGCTGATGCTTCTACACTTGGATTATAGTTTGTGTTTCCATAACCATTACTATTATTCGTTACACCCGAAGTATTAAATGTTAAGTTAGCAACATTACTCCAAGTAATATCAAATTGACTCTTTGTTCTTAAAGCATTTAATGCTGTTGATGCTGCTGTTTCACCAACCATTAGATATAAAACATCAATATCATTATACAAACTATTTGATTTTAATTCAGTAAATAATGTATTTGTTGCCGCTGATATTGTAGGACTTAATGTTCCACCAGTAAGTAATACCGCTGATAAATAAGCAGCAGCATCAGCATCAAATGCTGGAGTAGTTGTTGGAGTAGGGGTCGGTGTTTTAGTAGTTGTTGGTGTCGGTGTTACATAACCTGGACAATCAGGGTATGTTATTGTTGCCGCACCAAAATCTCCAGTTGCTGAAGGTGGATATTGTTGTCCATTATAAGTAAATCCACCACTCCAAGAATCAGAAAAAATAGCACTATTTTGTCCTATACCACAAGTTTTTGCTCCAAACTGATTAGTTATAGCCCAATCATTACTTGCTTGGCGATAAATAATTAATCCATATCCAGTTGTGTGAACCCAAGCAGTATAACTTACACCACTTAATGTAGAACAAGTTATATTAAAGATTGTTCCACCCGTTAAGTTATAATTAAGATAAGCAGGACCTCCATTATTAACTTGAATATATGTTCCACTAAAACCACTCATATCAGGTGCTCCGTCCCAAGCAACATTAAGTGTATCACATATAGGATTAGTTGGAGTCACAGTTGGAGTTACTGTTGGTGTCGGAGTATTAGTAGGCGTAGTGGTAGGAGTGCTAGTCGTAGTTGTTGTTGGTGTGATACTTGGAGTTACAGTATTTGTTGGTGTCTGTGTTTGAGTTACAGTTGGTGTCGGAGTAGGAGTTACTTTTCTCTTAACATACAATCTATCACTAGAATAAAAATAAATTGTAAAACTAGGACTACCACTACAAGATGGGGAAATAAATATAGGTTCAGCAACAAATGTAACAGAAGATGGTGAATTACTAACTAATACATTATTTAGGTAATAATATACTGTTGTATCCCAATCAAAATAATTAGGTGATGTTTCTCCAAGATAATTTGTTAAAACAATATCAACTCTATCACAGAAAAATCCTAAATAACTATCACATAATTCATAATCACTATTGATGATATTAAAATCATATCTATAAGTTGTTCCTGTTGTTCCCATAGTATCTGGACCAACACCACAAAAAACACCAACTTCAGGATTAACACCACTATCAACTAAATTGGTATATGTAATTGTATTATGTGTTACAGTAAATGCTGAATAATCTAATATTTCAGCATTACAATCTTGAACTTGTGGTTCAGAATAAAATAAAGGTAAGTTAGTAGGTGTTGGGGTAATCGTTGGTGTATTAGTATTAGTCGGGGTAGTAGTTGGTGTGTTGGTAGGAGTTTCAGTTTGAGTTTGGGTAGGAGTAACCGTTGGAGTTCCAGTATTAGTAGAAGTTATTGTTGTCGTAGGCGTATTTGTAGGGGTGCTGGTTGGGGTTTCTGTTTGAGTTTGGGTAGGAGTCACACTTGGAGTAATACTCGGTGTAGGGGTCGGTGTTGGCGTAATACAATTTGTTGAACAAGGACCATAAGGTCCAGCAATACCATCTTTGGCAAATCTATTATCATAACAGATAGATAAACCCATAGTAGTTCCTGATACATAAGTTCCACAACAATCAGTATAAAACCATAATGTAAAATCTGTAAGACCAGACATACAATAGTTCGGCGTAGGAGTAGGACTTGGAATTGGAACAAATTCTAATACAATATCATCTATGGCTCTTTGCTCACCTAAATAATAACTAAACTTTTTTCTATAAAATACTTCAGGCATTTATTAAAATCTCTACTTTTTTTATGTATTCATTTATATCAACATCACAAGTTGTTGGAAATATAAATTGTTTTGTTCTTGTTATTCTTTTTTGGTCCTTATGATAAATAACATTTAATGTAATAACACAACTGATAAGGTTTAATAAAACACTTTCAACATAATATTCATCAAAGGCAATTCCATCTACTACATACATATTAGTAAGTATTTCTACTTAATGCTGTTTGATATGTGTTTATAATTGTTGAAAATGTTCCAGCCGTAGAAAAATCAAAAGTTCCTCCAACAGATGCGAAACAATATTGTCTGCTTGAAAAATTATTAGCAGTTCCATTAC